AGCCTCGGCGCGTTGGGCTCGCCCGCGTAATATTCCGAGGCGGTTATCCGCTGCCGGCTCAGCGATCATCGTAATTCCGGCAGGCCGAGAACCAGAACCGGGCGTTCTCGGCGATCTCGGCGTCGGTCTTGCCAAGCCGCTCGAAGATGATCTCCTGCTGCCATGGCGCGGCGGTGGGACGCGGGGACGGTCTCAATCCCGCCGCGTATCGCCTGAGCGTGGGCGGGAGGGACTGGTCACTGTCGGGCGGCGGATCATCATTGTTCTTCGGCGGCAGCAGAAACGCCAGCATCTGCTCGCTCGTGGCATTGATCCCGATCGGCCGCATGCCCTTGGGCACGAGGTTGGGGATGGGCGGCAGGGGTGGCGGACCTGGGGGTTGGCCTGGAGGCCCGATGATGCCGCTCATGATCCTGTCTCCTCACAATCCGCGAGGCGGGCGGCGAAAGCAGCCTCGAAACGCGCCCGATCAAGCCGGCCAGGGAAGGGCGTATCCACCGACCAACCACCAATCGTCTTCATATCGCGCTCCAGATCCGGCAACAGCATCGCCGCATGACGCGTGCCCCTGACCCGCTCAGCCGCATCGTCCAACATCGCCAACCAATCCGCGCGGGTTTGACGGCGATCCTCGGTTTCCCGCTCGCGGATTTCCTGTTTAGCAATCCGCCGCAGCCGATGCTGCTCAATGGCACGCAACCGGGCCTGCTCACGCCGCTCCCGGTACACCTCCTCGGCGGTGCGCAGATACTCATAATGGCGCGCCGGCAGAACATGGCCGTAAGGGCGCGCGGACCACCGGTGATCCATGGCCAGGGGTTCGGCATCATGCGCCAACAGGTCCAGCAACACTTCGTCCGCGCCCATCGCCAGAACCGGAACCACCCCTATCCATGGCTCCTGTCCCGCCAGGGCGCCGCTCATGACGTCGCCCCCACCGACCACACCCGCGACGCGATCAACCGGCCACGCGCCCGCTGCAAACGCGCGACCGCCGCATGAAACGCCGCCAGCGCCTCACGATATTCCGCCTCCGGATCAACCGCGCTCATGACTGCTTGTCCCGGATCTCTTTCAACATCAAACCAACGTCGTGGTGAATCGTCTCGAACTGCTTATCGGCGCGCTCGCGAACATCATTCAATCGCTTGCCAAAATCAGCGCGTAACTTCTCCACCGCCGCCTCCAACACGCGCAGCCGCGCGAGGGCGTCCAGATTGATGTTCTTTTGCTGCTTCAAACGCTCACCAAGCTCCACGACGATCCCGTTCGCCAACGTGTCAGCCACAACCAGAACAATCCGCCTGACCAACGCCTCCATGATGGCGCTGTGCTTCGGATCATCGTCAAACGGCGGCCACTCGCTATACTCCCGCTCCGGATCAACCGCGCTCATCTTCCGCCCCCAATCGCTCCATGACCTCACGCAAAATATCAGCCGCCCGGTCAAGTAAGGGCCGCAGGTCATCCCCCACCGGGTCGCCATCCTCCAGGCAGGAAAGGATCTTCCGCTGCGCCCAGTTAAAACCCGCCAGCATGTTCAACGTGTCGTCCAGATACGGATGCAACTCGCCGTCAACCGACTCGGTCGCGATCCAGGTCTCGATCAACGAATGAAACGACTCAAAAACATCGTCGGGACCGCCAATGTCATCGACACAACAAACCTCCGGCACTCCCTCGCAGGTGGAAAGGAACAGAGTGAGGGGCATTACACGAACTCCCCCGGTTGGAACGCCATGCCAAAGGGGCGGCTGTCATGCAAACCACTGGTCATGCCACTGCCAATCCCCAGTCCCTGCTGGGCAAATGTATGGATGAGAGCGTCAGCGGCATCCGGACTGGCAAGGCCACGGGAACGCATGCTGTTCTTGCTCTCGACCTGCAACCGACCATCACTCAGAAAGGCATAACGCGGCGCCACCAAATCATCGCGTAGCTGATCATCAAGCGGCAGGCGGCAGGCCCGGCTCTCCAGCCACTCCTTGGTCCTGACCCACAGTTCGTCTCTGAGACGGGCATACTTGCCGGTGGTCGAGGCCGCCTCGGAGACGTTGAGCCCCAGTATGGGCAGGTTCTGCTCGTGCAGCCGGTCAACGACCCCGCTGCCGATGCCGATGACATCAATGACAATGAGGGCGGGCTTGATGGTCTGGAGGTCGTATTCGGCTTTGATCGCACCACTTAGCTGCATCGTATCGAACTGCCGCCAACGCCTCGGCATCTCAGTCACCACGTTGCCGCGACGCTTGATGAGAACGGAGGCGTCACTGCCGAAACGGGCCACGTCGACGCCCCAATACTCAGCCTGCGTCATGTCAATGGCGATGTCCCGACGCATCGCGCTGTCCACCAACTCGGCACCAATCAGAGTGTTGTCATCAGCCTGGGGAAATTCACCGAGGACACGGACACGGTAGGCGTTGCTGTCGATGCCGTATCGTTTCGCTATTTCATCTACGAAGCCGGGTGATACCCTCTTGCTTTCCGCTGATGATACCTTCATGGTTAGCCACCTGTCTCTTTCGAGCATGTGACATCTCCAGAAGAACCCACTCGATCGTGTCGGATTGCCAATGAGTATCGTTACGGCACCAGGGCTACTCATGCTGCCGCCGGCCGCCTCGAACACAGCCTCGGGTATGCCACTGGCCTCATCAGCCACCAGCAGCACATGATCTGAGTGCAGCCCGGCCATCGCCTCGGGAGTGTCGGCCCGGCTGGTGCGGGCGGTGATGAAACACTCCTGATCCGATCTCAGGGTTATGTGGTCACTGGTGATGTTCCAGAGATCCCGCCATCCCTTCGGCAACAAATTGAACCACTTGATGGTCTCTGGCCACAACGCGTCAAACAACTGCGGACTGGTCGGCGCGGTGCAGGCGATCTTGAAGGGCGCGCGGGTGTTCGCGAACCACGTGAGAACCCAGGCGGCGAACGCCGTCTTGCCAACGCCGTGGCCGGATCTGATGGCAATGCGGGTGTGGCCTTTGGCGAGGGCCTGTAGCGCCTGCAACTGCCACTGGTCGGGTTCAACTCTTAATACTTCTCTGACAAAAGCAACCGGCGCCCGAGCATACCGACTTATCGCGACGTGGAACGGGTTCTCGGCTCTGGCGATCCGCTCGCCCCAGTCAGCCGGGAGCGTGCTCGGGGCGCCACTCATCCCGGATTGTCCAAACAACGCTCAATGATCGTCTTCAACAACGCGTTCCTGGCCTCGCTGTTGTGCTGCACACTGTAAGCAAGGGCGCCCATGAAAAGAATGTTGAGGACGAGAAGCGCGATGAAGGCCGGAGGAAGAGCACGAATGAGCTTGTCGGGAATGCCGGCCAGTAACTGCTGCGTGCTCTCGTTCACGGCACCGTCTCATCAACCACGCTGAACCGGGAACCACACGCGATCGGCTCCCACGACAGACCAGCATGCTCAATGACGTGCGCGTTCAACCATACAGCCAATGCCTCGGAACCTACCGCACTCCCTACCGTCGCAAACGGATCATAATACGTCTTCGCCAAACAAAGACTCTCGCCACACTCACACCTTATATAGAGACGACCGTCACTCATGATGTTGCACTCACGGCAAAAATACCAGCAAACCACCCAGCATCTCCAAGGTAACCCAAAAACACCACACCACGATAACACACCAGAACATGATGCCCTGAACCAACCTTTCTAACCGTTGTGGTTTCGTAACCATGTTGGGGAATTTTACGCCAGGATTTTGGAGGGGGGCCAGTGCCATCACCAGACGGCCTTGGTGGGGGGGCGTCGGCCGTCGCTGGCACGGCAGGCGGGGCACACGGTGACGTCCGGACCACTGGCGCTGAACCATGCCCAACACGCGAGACAGCGACGCTTTGTCATACCGCTATCGTCACGCTTATACGGAGAACCGCTGTGTCCGTAGCATAAGTCATGCGGCCACCTGATCAAACGACCGTTTACGGACGTCGCATGGTTTTGTATGAGCGTTAGTTGTTCCCGCTTCGTTCGCGCATAGCTCGCGGAATGTCGCGACATACTCATTCCGTTGGCACATCGAGCGCGTCGCTCGTGACGGCCGTATGCTCGATGACAGGCGGCGCATCGGTGGACTGCAACAACTCTTGCGATATGACACGCGCGGCGACGAGGTGCAGCTCGATCGTAGCGTTGCCCGTCGTCTCTATCTCCTGCTTAGGCCGGCCGAACCCACGGTCAAGCAGCGCGATGGCAGCTGCAAGTCTCATCTTCTCATCCTTACTACCCAACAGCCGCGCCGCGACCTCGATGCAACGCGGTCCATGCTTACGCGCCAATGCCGCGATATCCACCTCGGGCTTTGGCCGGCCGTTGGGATTTCCGCTCTGTCCCGGCTTCCATGATGACGTGCGTAATCCGCCCGGTCCACGTCGAGGCTGTTCCTGTATGCTAGCAGACATATGAGACGTTATCCCATGCGGTGAGATGGTCAGGAGTAAGGCTGACCCGCCGACAATCTGTCAATCATGGACGACAATTAATCCACAAACCCCTCACAAAACCCATTGACGAACATCACGCCATTTCGTATATCCCTGTCATCAACACAGGAACACAGACATGACCACCGACACGACGAAGAAACTGAACAAAGCGGACACGAAGCTACTGGCCGAGGCGCGTGCGGCGATCAATCGGCTGACGGCGACGATGAACGCTGGCCAGAACCGGTTCGGTAGCTACGGCGACAACTGCCGCGACGCCATCAAGCGGTGGGAAGCCACCGTCGCCCGTCTCACCGCCTGACGCCCCGCGAGGCCTGCGTGCCTCGCTCCCCCATTCATACAACCCAGGACATCTGACATGACCACTGATTTGACGATTGAAGAAATACAAGCACGTATCGCGCGTGCCGAGCGTGCGCTTGCTCGTTGCGGCGATGCGTATTTACAAAAGACGCTTCGGGAGACCATTCGCCATTGGCGGCAGGTCCGCGCCGCCAAGGTGTCGGCATGAACACCACGCCCACCCAATACCCTACGGTCGATGAGCTACGCCCCTTCCTTGGCGACGACTGGACGGTCTGCCGGAAGACGGTGGCCAATCTGGCTCGGTATGGACGTTGCCTGACACCGAAGGCGTTCCGGCTGGCCCAGGAACGCGCGCTCGCCGCTCGTGAGGAGAAACAGCATGGACGATGAGACGCGTGCCGCCTTCGAGGCGCTGATGGCGCGCATGAACGACCAGCACGAGCGGTTAATCAATATGATCACGTCACTTCAGACAGATTTTTCCAACACGAAAGGTTTCCTGATCGGGGATGCGCTGGTGATCGGTCGGCGAATGCGCTCGGTGGAAGATCGGCTGGACGATCTGGAGCGAGGCAGCGGTCCATGAGCGGCTTTGGTGGCCTCCGCCCCCTGATCCCCGCGCACCAGGCCCTGGAACCAGTTCAACCAGTCGTGGAACCAGTTCAACCAGTCGTGGCACCCATGGAGCCCTCTGGCCTCCCGCCGCCCCCTGAGCGCCTCCAGGCCGCCCTGAAGGCCATCCGCTGGACCTACGGCACGCTGGCCATCGAATTGCGGACCAGTGCCAGCACGACGCGCAACTGGGGTTTGGGTCGTAGCCCCGTTCCTCCGGCTCTCCTCGCCTGGCTCGAGGGTCTCGCGGCATTCCACCACGCGCATCCCGCCCCGCCGCTAAGGGATCGCGAGTCATGAGCGCGGCCTACTTTGCCCGGCTGCACGGCCGGTTACGCGCGCGGTTGCCGGTATGGGTGATCTATCGACCGACAGCACGCGAGTATCCCGGGCAGTGGGTAGCGCGGCTGCACGTCGTGTTGCCGGTGCCACGGCCAACGCGGTACGTCCTGACGCATGACACGCTGGAAGAGCTGCGGGCGTTGTTGCCGCCCGGTCTGTGCGGAGCGGCGGCCGATCCAGCTGACCTGCCTGAAATCGAGGAGAGATGGTTTTGACGCCGGATCTGGGTTAGTCTGCGTCCGTCGCGGGGCCGCCTCGCGACTGTCACCACGATCCACTCCGACCGCCGCCGCCCTCCCCCCTTGGCGGCGGTTTTTTTTGTGTCGAAAACGCCGCCATCAGAAATCCAGCACGACGGCTGACGGCTCCACCACGGCGAGGGGTGCCGAAAGCGGGTAACCCGACCGGGCCATGTCGTGCGCCGCCATCTCTTCCATCTGCCGCCCCGAAGCGGCTGGCGTCCCTTCCCACTGAGTGCCCCATAATCCCGTCTCCTGCTTCTGAAGCAGGCGGACGATCTCGGCCATGGTCACCACGACCAGCGCGCGGCCCTCATGCTGCTGCCTGACCGTCACCGCGAGATCAGGCGGCAGCGTCGTCTCGAAACTTGCCCCGTCCGCCGCCCTGGAGGCACGCAGGACGGCCGAGGCCTCGGCTGACGTCCTGACCACGCACAACACCACCCCGTTGCCCATGTCGCTTTCCCAGGTCGAGACATCAAGCGGCTTGTATCCGGCCGCCGCTGCTTCAGCATCCATAAACGTGAGAGCGGCAATCATTTTTGATCCGACGTTCTCCACCGCCGCCCCGTCACATTCATCCAACGCGACCCGGTAGGCCGACCAGCCCCGCTGGTATGCCGCCAAGGTCGCGGGGCTGACCAGCCTCTCCAATCGACCGACCCCCCACTTCTGCTCACTGACCCAGAACGCCTGGTCGACCCCGGCCAGAGCCAACCTGAACCGGTCGTGATCCTCCTTGGTTCGGAGTTTTCGCGCGGCGCTCATCCCGCCCTCCTGACCGCTCTCCTGACCGCCCTCCTGGCGGTTTGAGCGTATCGCGTGGGGACCCCTAGAAATAAGGAGGTTAGAATGCCTCCTTTTTCTAGGGCCGTATCACTTTTCCGTATCATCGTATCAGCAACCCTTTCAACAAGTTACATGCCATTTTTTTCATTTCCGTATCACAACGTATCGCTGATACGTATCACCGTTGTAACGTATCAGCAACATTCTGGTTTTTGACTAATGTCAATTCAACGCATTTCCGCCATTTTTTCATTGTTTCCCGTTCGCCTTGAGTTCGGCTTTTCCGGCCTCGGTGATGGTCCATTTGCCGCGCCACTTCCTGGCCAGCTTCATCTCCGCCAGGGTGCGAAGGCGGCGTTGGACGCGGGCGTTGTTCGGGACGCCTCCGAGGGGGCTCGTCCAGCCGAGGTTCAGGGCGATGTCCTTGATGGAGATGCCGGGGTATCGGCGCAGCATTTCCAGCACGGCGTTCTCGTCCGAGACGGCCGCCCGGATGGACTCTTCAGCCTGTTCGGAGGTTCGAAGCGTGGCGACGACCGACATCAACGGCCTGTCTTTAGCGTCTCTTTTATCGCTAAGCGTTACAGGAGTGAGACCGAATGTGACGGGTTGGAAGTCCGCTCCCCGGATCTTGCCTTGCCAGTGCAGCGTCGTGGTTTCCCGGTCCCCCTCGGCCCAGAGGGTCAGGTTGGCGTCGATCTCCGCCAAAAAGGCGCCGCCCCCGCGTGGCAGGAGGCTGTCTCGCGTGGCTGCTTTGATGGGATGAGACAGGGCGATGACAGCCGGGCGCCCGCGACACGCGGTCAACACCCTCCAGTTTCGTGCGTAGTTGCCCATCTGCACGTTGTGGTTTTCATCGTCGCCGGGGAAGTAAGCGGCGAGCGAGTCGCCGATGATCAGCGAGAACGTCCGCCCCGTCGCGTCGATTTGCGCCTTCAGCGTCTCGGCCGCTTCCGGCGTGAGGGGAAAATTCCCAGGCATGACGAACACCGGCAGCAGAGTTGGGTCCAACCCATACGCCTGACAGGCGGCGTGCAGCCGCACGCACAGATCGTCGGGGTTTTCACCGCCGAGGATCAGCACGTCCCCCTGGGTAACCTCGATCGTGCCGATGTTTCGCGCCATCGCCATCATGCAGGCGAGGAACAAGGCGACGGCGGTCTTGCCGTGCCCGGTGGGCGACGTGAGGGCGTGCAGCCTGCCGCGTTGCACGATCCCGTCGATCAGGTAGTCGGGCATCGTGAACGTCGCCAGAAAGGCTGGCGCGTCGAGGATTGGCGGCAGTGTTTCGGTCGCGGCCTTCCCGGTCACGGGATCGGTATCGGCCACGCCCCATTTCTCGCGCCCGCCCCGGATCGCCGCCGCCACTTCGCGGCGTGTCTGTTCGACCGTCCACCCCGGCAGTGTCCAGTCTGGGCAATGCCCCATGATTTCCTCGGACGACCAGCCCCGCCCGATCCAGTGCGCCACCAACTCGACCACGTTGTTGTGCCAGTGCCGGCCGCCCCGGATCGCCGCCAGATGCCGCGATACGGTCGTCAGGCCGCCCCCGGTGTCGCTCCCAACCCCGGCACCAGATCCGAAATCGAACGGCTCGCCGTTCATCGGCCGAGCCGCCTCCACCACCGGCAGCAGGCTGGTCAGCATGGACAGGGGATAGCTGCGCGGCCGGTCGTCGCCCTCGGCGGGGCGGACAAATCGCACGATCTCCGCTACCCGGCCCGGCTTGCGTGGCCAGGCGATTGTTCCAGGCAGCCGCATCAATCGCGACGGGTTCACCACCGAGGGATCGCCGCCATACAAGGCGTGCAACCGCACATTAAGTCCGCGCAGCAGATCCGCCGAAACGATCGGTTCGGATGCGCGAAACCACGACTGGATGCGGGTGCTGGGCACCGTGCCGGTGATCACCTGCCCGTTGGGCCGGATCAGTGTCTCGATGGTGCGCGCCCGTTCGAAATCCTCCGGCTCGTCGATGTCCGACCAGATCCCTGGCGCGCTGACGAAATCTTTGTCCGACGTGCGTCCGCGCGTGTCGGCGGACCATGCCGCCACGGTGGCGGCGCGG